AACCAAAGGTATAAAACACTAGCAATTATGACTGATCCTGAAATGAATGTTATCAAACACAACTTTGAACTTTTGTACATAAAACTATTCGGCTGGAGATATTGGTAATGACTACATTAGTAATTTCAGATTTGCACTTGACTGAAAAAGCAACTGAGCAGTATCGTTGGGACATCTTTAAAACTGTTGCAGAGTATGTAAAAGAAAATGATGATGTAGAACGTCTGTTTATTTTAGGTGATTTGTTGGATAAAAAAGATAGACATCCAGCAGAGCTGATTAATCAGTTAATGGACAAGTTAATTGAATTATTGAAATACGTTAAACCTATTTACATCCTTAAAGGGAATCATGACTATTTAAAACCTCAATCTCCTTTCTTGGAATTTTTGAAATACTTTCATCCCGACATTGTTTGGATCAGTGAACCTACCAAAATTGTCTTTGGAAATCTTAAAACTCTTTGGTTGCCACACAGCAAGAATCCTACTGAAGAATGGGCTGATTGTAATTTTGATGTCTCAACTGTTTTTATGCATCAATCTGTGATTGGTTGCAAAGTCAGTGAGTACTTTGAAATGAATTGTGGATTTGATCTTAAATGGCTAACTAATCAATTAAATCTGGATGCTAGAATTTATTCCGGTGATATTCACGTACCCCAAAAAATTGATACTTTGACTTACATTGGAACTCCACACCCTGTTTCTTTTGGTGACACTTATGAACACAACATGGTTCTTTTGAATTATAACTTTACTACAGCTTTAAGAATTAAAACAAACACTCTTCAACGTCACAGCTTGAAAATAAAATCTTCGAAATGCTTAATGAAATTGAAAGAAGATGGAATTTTGAAAAAAGGTGATCAAGCTAAAATCAAGATTCAATTATCATCTAAAGAATTAAGTACTTGGTCTGAGGTTAAAGACTTGGTCAAGCATTGGTGCGAATACAACGAAATTGAACTATTCGACCTGTCTATGGAAAAACTTGATTCAGATGTAGAACTGATGAGCAATTCTATTGAAAGCCGTTTTTCTTTTGTTGATCCAAAAGCTGCTTTTAAAGAGTATGTTAAATTAGAAAAAGTAGACAAGAACATAATTGCGATTGGCGAAGAACTTTTAACTTCTGCTTTGGGAAAATAATTCATGAAAACTTTGTTAGTCATTGATTTTGCCAACACAGTTATTCGTTCTTTAGCTGTCCATCAAGAATTAAGCTCCCCGCATGGCGAGCCTACGGGGGGCCTTTTTGGTTTTGTTTCACAACTTGCCAACAAGCTATCCAAGCATGAGCCTACTCACATCTTGGTATGTAAAGATGCTCCGCCTTACTTACGGAAACAACATTACCCTGAATATAAAGCCAATCGGAAAAAAAGTGGTGACAGTGAAAAGAGTGATTTGTTTTTTGCAGCAATGAATATCAGTTTTCGTCAAGTGGACGAATGTCTGGAATACTTGGATATTCCAAGTTGGAGCATTAAAGGTTTAGAAGCAGATGATTTAATTGCTTCGTGTGTTTATAGCAATGTTGAAGAATACGACAAGATTTTAGTGCTGTCTAATGATGACGATCTTTTTCAACTGTTGTCTTTTGACAATGTTTTTCTTCTTAAGAAAAATGAAGAATTTGGAAAAAAACAATTTAAAGAATTGTATCCTACTATTGATCCAGACTTGTGGGTGGAAGTAACAGCACTGGCTGGAACTCATAATGGAGTTGCTGGTATTCCAAGAGTTGGAGTTAAAACAGCTATCAAGATTTTAAACGATGAGAAGAAATTTAATAAAATTTTTGATGAACATTTGGACATGATTAAAAAGAACATTAGTTTAATTGAGCTTCCTTACAACCGTTATAACGGAGATTTTTGTATTCCAGAATTACATACACCAAAAATTAATGAGATGCAATTTATTAAATTTTTGGATAATTATGGTATTAGATATCATACTAATTTTATGGAGGCTGTTTATAACTATTCCAATAGACGTACTTGATTTTAGGTACAACAACAAAAGTAATCCATCGGAGCCAAACTAATGCAAGACACACTAACTGGTTCAGCACAAGAAAATTTGCTGACTTTGTTATGTTTTGATAAATCCACAGCACCCATCATTGCTAATACTCTTCAAATTGAATTATTTGAGAATGAGTATTTTAGAGAAATTGCCCGGTATGCGATTCACTTTTATGAATCTTTTAAAGACACTCCCAACGAGCATATTGCTGATTTGTTGGAAGATAAAATAAATGATGCAAAAAATCCACGGACTGGAGATGTCTACAAAAAAATTGTGATGCAGTTGTTTGAAAACAGATCGAATGTAAACTCTGTTTACGTGATGTCTGAGTTGGTAAAATTTGTTCGGCAACAACGAATGAAAATTGCTATTATCGAGGCGTCCAAGCATATTAAAGATCATCGGCTGGATGAAGCGGAGACTGTGCTTGAAAGCAGTTTGAAAGCTGGTATTGATATTTTTGACAAAGGCTTTTCAATCACTGACCTTTCGAGAAGTTTGGCTTTTTTGCGTCGAGAAACTTTTGCTTTTCCCACTGGCATACCGCAGTTGGATAAAGAAGAAATTGGGCCTGCGCCCGGTGAACTGTTTGTGATTTTGGCTGGCCCCAACAAAGGCAAGTCTCATTTTCTGATTCACATCGGCAAAACGTGTGTCAGATCACGTTTGAAAGTTCTGCACATTTCGCTGGAAATGTCGGATGATTTAGTCTCTGAAAGATATATGCAAAGCTTCTTTGCATTGAGCAAGCGGCAAGGGGCTGTGGAGTTGACCCGTTTTAGATTCGATGAATTGCAAAAGTTGAATAGGTTTGAAATCGAAGAATTGACACGTCCGCACATTCGGGGTAATCCAGAAATTGCATCCTTGTTAACCAAAGAACTCAAGCGTTATGAACATCGCTTCAAACTGATCATCAAACGCTTTCCCACTGGCGCGTTGACGGTAAAAGGACTTGAGTCCTATTTGGACAGTCTGGAGCGTTTTGAAAATTATGTGCCGGACGTAGTGTTGCTGGATTATGCAGATTTGATGAAGTTGGATTATCAAAACCTGCGCACCAGTACCGGTGAAATTTATAAAGAACTACGTAGAATTGCAGTTGAGCGGAACTTTGCGATGGTGACGGCTTCACAATCGAATCGTTTAGGTGAAGATTCCAAAGTGATTAGTTTGAAGCATCTAGCTGAAGATTTTAGCAAAGCGGCTACGGCTGACAACATCATCGCCTTTTGTCAAACCAGTACTGAAACCAAGATGAGCTTGGCTCGGTTGTTTGTGGCTAAAGCTCGGAATGAAAAGAAAGATCAATCAGTTTTACTCTCGCAAGCGTATGGGATTGGACAGTTTTGCATGGACAGTACTTTGGTTAATGATAGGTATTGGACGTTAATCGACCGACACAATGAAACGGATACGCCACCGGAAGAGGGTGGGGAAACACCACCACTGAGAGCGCGGCGAAACGTTCAATTCACTCCACGTAGAAGATCGGATTAATGATAAACAAACAGAATGTACAAGAATTTTTAGATCGTCCGCGTGACGATCATTCTTGGATTAAAGAAAGTGATCGGGAAAGCTTGGAACAAGCTATTAAAGAAATTTGCCCTGAATTTAAAATGAAGAGCAAATTGTTCACACATCAACTAGCTTCGATATATCTTGGTGTGTGCTTTCCCGGTTATTTATTCTTTTTGGACATGGGCTGTGGTAAGTCGCTAATTTCATTAGTAATTTTGCAAATACGAAAACAACTCAAGCAACTTGATTCTGCTTTGGTGGTGGTTCCTAATGCCGTGAATATTGAAAATTGGTTGGAAGAAGTACAAAAACACACATATTTAAAAGCAGTGGGTTTATCAGGTACAAAAGAAGAAAGGCTTTTGCTGCTTGATAAGAAAGCAGATTTGTATGTGATTAACTATGATGGTCTGCCCGTATTCATGACGGACTTCCAAGCCGACACTAAAGGCAAAAAGAAACGTGTAGTGAACAAAGTGGAAGCTCGTCGCTTCGCACAGAAATTCAACATGGTTATCTTTGATGAAATCCACCACATTAAACACACAAACACCTTAGCTTTCCAATTAGCCAGTGTGTTGTCTAAACACGCTGAATACCGGTTAGGCATGACGGGTACGCCTATTGGACGTGACCCCACCAATTTTTGGGCGCAGTTTTTTATTGTAGACCAAGGTGAAACTTTGGGTACAGTGAAAACGCTCTTTTTACAAGCTCTGTTTAAACAACAACAGAACTACTTTGGTGGTGTATCTTGGATACTGCCAGAAAAACAAAAGCCAGTACTACAGCAAATGCTGCTGCATCGTAGTCTGCGTTATGCAGATTTTGAATGTGCGGACTTGCCAGCATTATCTACTTTTCAAGTCATGTTGACGATGCCCGTCGATACTTTTCAGTACTACAAGAACTTAGTAACTGAAAGCGTGGAGGTTGCTAAAGGTAAT